GTGCAAACTTATTCAAGTCCCACTCGCTTCCGCTCGAACTTCACGGCCTCTTCCCATGCTTCCATCCAGCGCCAAGCGTTCTCCTCGTAGGTCTGGGTCTTCAGGTACGCCTTCCCGGCTTCGGTCTGCTCCTGAAGAAGCTGGTCGCTGGTGAGGAGTTGCTTGGTGAAGCGGTACCAATCCTTCGGTTTGTCCGCAAGGAAGCCGCAGCCCGACTCTCTATGCAGTCGCCGGTACTCCGCTCGGGGCGAACCAATCCATGCTACCCCAGCAGCCATATATTCCAGTGCCTTGAGGCGGGACTTACCGGAGTTGAATGTGCTGGCAGCCAGCGGTGCCCAGCCCACATCCATGGTCATCCCGATCATGGGAACCCATTCCCGGATGTGAACGCTGCCGGACATCTGCACCGGGGTCTTCATCCGGAACGCGGACTGGACCTTGTTGTCCCCGCCCACCACCGTGAACGGGTGGCCTTCGCTGACAAGCTGGTCAGCTACACCAGCAGTGACCTGCGGGTCGTTCGGGTGGGACTTGGTGGTTCCGGCCCAGCCGAACGTTCCGGTGGGGAAGTGCGGGCTGTCCAGTAGCCACTCGGGAATGTAGTTGTCGATCACTCGTCCCCGGCCATGTCCCGCGTACACCTTCAGCAACTGGGCCGTGGACACAGTCACCATGCTGGCGATCTTGCACGACAGGGCAGCGTACTTCCAGGAGAACGGTGAACCCGAGTTGTGCCGGTACATGTGGTAGGCACCGTTTTCGGGGTGAATGGTTGACATGTCGTCGTCCATGTCCACGATCACGGCGATCCCATTGGAACGCAGGATGTTGATCAACTGCGGCTGGAGCGGATGTGCGGGTCGCTGGATGACGATCGCGGCAGCATCGTCGGGAACCTCGACTCCCACCAGGACTTCCCGGCCGTTGTCGTCACGCTGCACCCGAGCCTGGAAGCCGGTACCCATCTTCGACGGCGGAATGATCACCACTTCGTGGCCAGCCTGACGGAGAACTTCGGCAGGCCAGACCATTCGGTAATGTCCGCATCCGTACGCGTCGGCAGGAATTACGTAGACCTTCATAGAAGGTAGGTTAAGTGATGGCTGGTCCTAGCCACGTCAGGTCTAGCTCGGAACCTCCATCTGAGGAGGAAGTGTTTAGCGGTGCCCCACTGTTCTGAATCACCCGAGTTCCGACCACATCCGAGGTAAGCAGCAGGGCGATAGCAGAGCCACCTAGTTGACAGGTACCAGTGGCGGGGGCCTGGATTGAGGCACCGCAGATCGTGCCCGTACCGCTGGTGGTGTTGTTCTTGTTGGCGAACGCGGCGCGACGGCTGGTGGCGTTGGCTGCGAACACGCCACGCGTGTTGACCTGGTAGTAGCCGTCGAACGGGATGGCCACGTCGGTGCCACTGCTCCACAGGCTGAACGGGTCGTAGTCTTCGGCGTCCCAGGTGAGGAAAGTTCCAGCCCCAGCGTCAACGATGGACTGTGGCGTCTCTTGACGGACCCGCACGATCGCCGTACCAGGTGTCGGGTAGTTGTTGTTGATCAGCCCCAGTACGAAGATCGTTGACGGCGGCACCGACAGCAGCATCACCCGTGCGTCGGCGGGCATGAAGCCCAGCAACGAAATGGCCTGGATGATGGTGTTGCTCTGATCAGAGTCCATCTGAACGTTGATCAGGCCGTGACCCGACTCAACCACGGTGCCAGGTTGCAGGTTCCAGGTCAGCCCCAGGTCGAAGGCGTTCTCCTGCACCGACTGGACCAGTGTGTTTACGTTCATCGGTAGAACCTCGTCGCGGTGTGAGTCATCTGGCCACCCTCAACCAGCGGCAGGGACCAGGCCCGCTCCAGCCACAACTGGCCCAGCAGCAGGCATACGTCGTAGGAGTCGTGGCGAGGGTCCGGTGGCGTGGTGAACGTGATCGTCTCGGTGATCGAATGCTGAACCCCGAGCGCGGCAGCTACCCGGTTCGCCTGTACCTCGGTGGCCACCTGCATGGTGAACACCTTCGGGATCACGAACCCGCGTTGCGTGATCGAGTACGGCGCGGATGGCGGGATGTCATACGAGCCCACGATTGCCTGACCAGTGGGGTTGGAACCGTTGTCCACCACGATGAAACGGTTGGGTGCGGTGATGATGTCCGTGGACCGGGAGATCGAGTCGATATAGATGGCGTGCTGGGTGTCGTAGTCGAACTGCGGCACCACCGTCTCCGGGTCGAACGTGGCAATCAGGTGAAAGAAGTTCTCGTTGTCCATCCAGGGGCTGAAGAACGCACACTGCTGCGCGATGGATTCGATGACCTGCATCCGACCGGAACCGATGGTTGCCTGCGCTGAGGCAACCCCTTTTGTGGTTTCCATGCGGGTCTTGAACCCGAAGGGTTCGATCAACTTCAGGATTTCCCCCTCGCCGACAGCCAGTCCGACAGCATCTTCGGGCAAGGAACTGCTGTTGTGGGGGATCGTGGAGTACGGCACATCCAGTGGCTGGTCCACCATGAACATCTCGTCCACCAACTGGACGCTGGCCTGGTTGCCTCCGGTGGATACGGTCTGGAGGCTGTCGGTGAACATGTACCGGCCCAGCGGGTACTCCCCCAGTCCTTCGATGACCATGGACACATCAACCCGGTCCGTGATCGGGTTGATCGCTTCGGTATCCTCCACCCCAAGATCCAGGCTCAGCGTTCGCTTCACCGACCGGCTGGTGTCGTGGGACAACTGAGGGCTGGTCACGTAGGGCGTGATGTCCCCCAGATTCTCCCCGGTCACCCCGTTGAACAGCCGGAACCGGAACGTGGACGTGCGGATGCCGATGAAGTCGTCCAGGACCAACTGTGCCGGGCTGGCCTCAGTGACTAGCGGACGGATACCTGGCCTGGTCACGGGTCCACCGGGTACGGAGTGTCGGTGACCTCCACGACACCGATGTTGGCCAGGTAGATCTTGCGCTTCCAGATCTTGTTGCTGGGCACGCTGACCGCAGCCAGCCATCGGTCCCCGATGTCGTCCCGCACAGCCACGTACGGCAACTGGGCCCACGCCATGTCACGCAGGTCCCGCATGTTCGCCAGACGTGGTGGGCTGATCGCGGCGGCCTGGACCAGGATCATCCGGGTGAACGCCTCCCCGCCACGTTCGGTGCCCTTGAAGGCGACCTGGAAGTTCCTGCGGTACATGCGCTGCAACTGGAGCGTGTTGGCCTCCGGGAACCCGAACGCCTGCTCCGGCCGTCCCTCGTACGCCTCCACGTACGCCAGGTTCGACTGGCCAGACTGGTCGTAGTTGGAGGTGAAGATCAGCACGCTGTTGCCGTTGAGGCAGGAGCTACCGCTGACACCAGGACTCTGGATGGTTCCGAGTGCAGTGGATGACCACTGGCCTTCGAACTCGTAACCGTTCAACGTGCGGATGCGGTACGACGACGCCAGGCCGACACGTGCCTCGTAGTCGTTGAACGAGTTGGTGTTCAAGTTGGTGGCGCGCATGATGGTCCGCCACGTGGGGTCGGCGGTGTCGCTGCGCTGCAACTCGTACGCCGAATCCAGCAGCCCAGTGGGGGTCACCGTGAAGTTGTCGAAGCTCCAGTTCGACATGGTGATGATCGTCCGGATGCCGACGCTGCCAGCAGCGGTCAGCCCCGAGTCGACCACCTGCATCTGCCACAGTTCCGGTTCAGTGTCGTAGTCCTGCCACACCTTGAACCGGATGTTGCGGTTATAGGTCTGCATCCGCATCTTGAACGTGATCGCCCCGTTGGTGGTGTCCCACAGGTACGGAACTGTGCCACCGGACGTGGTGGTGGTTGAGCCACCAACACGTGCGTCAAATGACAGGGTGCCCAACTTGGTGTCGCGAGAGATGAGCAGATTCATGACGTAGTAGTTGCTGGTGTCCAGGTACCGGCTGACCAGTCCGACATGATGGGTGGACGACGCGCTCAGGTCATTGAATGTGGCCTGAACGGTGATATCCGAGTTGTCGTATGAGGAACTCAGGATCTGCAACTGAGACGAGGACGAAGACGGGGTATACAACCCCAAACTGCCGTTGGTTGTCCAGTCCGCCGCTGTTCCGTTTGTGACGTTCCAGGCGATAGATCCTCGGTAGGTGCCCCAACCGGGGCTTGACACCCGATCGAAGTGGTCACCGATGATGGGCAGCGGGACACTCCACGCCACCTTGTTGTACAGGATCGACGTGGGGATGCAGCAGTTGTAGTCGCCGCACTCCGAGCCGATACCGGTCACCGGGAACGCCAGCATGGTCGAGCCCAGACCAGTAATGGCTGGCGGGTACTGCGAGAACATCAGAACCGCGTCCGCAGCCGGGTCCGCTGCTATCGCTGAGGCGGGTGGGTTCCAGTGAGGCAGCCACGTCAAGTTGACAGTGCCACCGGACACGGCAGGCGGTGACCCGTAGGTGGCCCCCCACAGTTTGATGCCAGGGGACAGCAGGTTGCCCGGTGCGCCGGACACGTCTGGTGCGATTGCTCCCAGGATTTCCCACCGGTTCCCGGCGTCCTCCCCGGAGGCACTCCAGAACCATTCCGGCCAGATACCGGTACCCATCACCGGGGCGCTAGCAAACTGGAGGGTGACTTCCTTCCAGCCGTCGATGATGCCGCCCTCTGGTTCCAGGGCATCGAACTGGTCAGGTGTCAGCCAGGCACTGTTGGACAGCCCCGAAATGGACGGGGCTGAGGAGGAAATCTTCAGCGGAACCTGAGTGTCCCCAAACCGGCGTGCGTAGAACCGGACGTACGGGAAGCTGGCCGAACCCATGGCAACGGCGTCGGGCGTGTAGTCCTGGATGGTCTGCCGCGCGGTGATGCTGCCCCACACTTCAGCGGCAGCCTGACGTCCGTAGGGCATGACGTCGTTCAGTACCGTCCCGTCGAGACCGAACAGGGCCACCTGGGTGTGAACTGGGTTGGTGTCGAGGCTGAACTCCTGGCCCACGATCGTTTCGTCCACCGGGAACGGATGGTTGATCGTGTAGCCCAGGTGCGCAGGGATTGAATACAGTTCCCGCAGCGCGTTCATGGTGGGGCCAACCGGCGGGAACGGGGTTACCAGGGTTGAGCCACCACCGCCGTCACCACGGTCTGGTGCCGACACGGCCAGGGTGTAGTTGCCTGCCGTCAGGGACTTCCCAGCGCCACCGAGGATTGTCCGCATCTGTAGGACAACGGGACCGAGTCCGTTGACGTTGGTCTGTGTGATGCCGACAGCGACTCTCTGTTCCTGGCAGTAAATGATCTCCAGGGCTACGTAGGTGAGCACGAAGCTGGCCGCAGCACCAGGTAGCGCCCCGGACAGTTGCACACCGAGCGGGTTGGTTTGGCTGAAGTCGAACCGGTTCAACTCCTGAACCAGCCAGGGGAACAGGATGCCGCTACCAGGGGTGCCGTTGTGGAACGGGTTGATCTCACCCAACTTGACCCGGAACACCTCGAACTGCTCCAACGTGTTGGCGTTGGAGTCGAACCTGGTCCAGTCGGAGTTGACGTACCGCTGGATTAGTCCTGTGTTCAGGGCAGGCACCAGCGACCACGTGAATGTGGGTGTGAAGTTCAGGGTGGTACTCGGGTTGTAGCGCGCCCCGTACAGGATGTTGACACCCAGGATGCGCTTACCCTTCAGTGCGGCCAGGTACGGCTGCATGTTGAAGTACATGGCTGCGGTGCCGGTGGCGGTACCCAGGGACCAGGTGACACCACCCGGACGGCCAGGGTTCCCCACCGAAATGGCCATAGTGGCATCGCTGAGGGCTGTGTTCGCTCCGGTGACCCCACCGTTGTTGCAGGGGATGACGATCCGCTCCACCGGACCGGACAGTGCCTCAGTTCCCTGCGGGTAGATGGACACGCCGATGGTCTGGTAGCTGACGCTGGTCAACGGCAGCGGCTGGTTCATCCAGTCGTTCGTGTAGAACCGCGCCAGGTCAACGGTGATGGTGGAGCGATTGGTGAACCCGGTACCGTACTCGACCGCGTTGACCACCGGGGAGAACGAGGTGATCTCTTCCCGGATCGGCACCCACTCCTGGCCGAGGATCTGTGGCATGTGCGGGTTGAAGTCACCCATTACGCGATCCTCACTGCGAGTCGGGTATTGCGGGCACCAACCTGATCAACGAAGCCCTTCCCGGCGGACTGGCCGATGCCGTACGCCTCTTCCTTGGTTGGCTGCTGGCCGTTGAAGTTGAACTGGAACGCCCCAGAGGAGAACTGCATCCCCACGGTGGTCATCGAGGAGTCGATACTGGCCGCCAGTTCAGTGTTCTGGGAGGCGATGCCAGCAGCGAGGTCGTTGGCCATACGTTGACCACGACGGTAGGACCAGCCTTCACCGGACAGGGGGCCAACCTTTGCGGGGGAGCCTGGCAGCCAGGATGAGATGGTGCCCGCCACGGTTGAGGCGATGCTACTCAAGTCGGGCAGCATGTCCTTGAGACCCTGAATCAGGTTGGACATCAGGTTCCGGCCCGCCTTGTAGCCGATGCTGGCCAGCGTGGTGACAGCGCTGATCACCCAGCCGCCGATCTTGCCGGGCAGTTCGCGGAAGAAGGAGCCGATCGACTCTCCGCTTTCCTTGATCTTCCTGTTGGTCTTCTCCACGCCGCCCGTGAAGAACTTGACGACCTTGTCCCAGAAGACCTGCGCGGCGAACCACAGCTTCTCGAAGAAGAAACCGATGTCACTGAAGAAGCCCTGGATCGCTGGCCACGCGGTGTTCACGATCCAGTCGATGCCGTACATGATCACCCGGATGAAAACTTCCACCGCAGCGATGATTGCGCCGACGATCACGACGAGGCCGGTGAACGAGTACAGCAGGATTTCGATCATCTGAATCAGGCCAGCCATGAAGTTCTCGCCGACCGGGGACTCCAGGAACGCAATCAGAGTCTCGATGTTGATGATCAGGTGACCGATGAGATCCTTGCCGCCAGCCTCGTCCAGTGTGTCGAAGAAGCTGACGAAGAACTGGAGGATCACCTTGCCAAGCTCGAACAGCAGAGACATGGTCTGCTGCATCGAGGCGAGCCACTCACTGAACTGACCGCTGCTGATCATGCCCTGAAGCCAGGACGAGAAGTCCATCAGCGCACCGTTGAGCATGTCGCCCACGGCAGTCAGGAACGGCATCGCCGCGTCGGCCGCCTTGATCAGGCCGGACAGGAAGCTGATCAGAGCCGGGGAGAACTTGTTCAACCAGTTGATCGTGGCGGGGATGACATCGCTGAGGAACTTCTGGAACACCGGGGACGACAGGAAAATGCCGATGCCCCGGAAGAAAGTTCCCATCGCCTGAGCGATAGCGGGCAGGCCCTTCTTGATGATGGGACCCAGGGTGTCGGCCAGCAGGGTCAGGGTGTCGCTGAAGCCTTTGAAAAAGCCTTCCTGGGTGGCCTTCTTGATCGTGTCCCAGACATCTTTCAGCGGCAGGAGTTCCTTGACGAACGCCTGCGCTGACGGTGCCAGGTCCTTGATCGCCGCGTTGAGTTCTTTGGCGTTCTTGGCCGCGAACGCATCCTGAATGGCCTTACCCATCCCGTTGGTGGCGATCATCACCGAACCGATGGCCAGGGCCAGACCGGTGACGATGGTGGGGAGGGTGAACAGCAGCGCAACAAGAGCGTTAACGCCTTGGAGGGCTGCCCCGATCACGGCTGCGAGGGCACCGATGGCCGGGACCAGCGCGACGATCAGAGGCGACTTACCGGAGACGTTGAACCCGGCACCGATCGCGTCGGCGATACCTTCGCCAACCTTCTCGAACGGGCCACCAGGACGGGAGGCATCTTCCAGGCCCTCCACCATGTCCTTGACGAGGCGACCGGCGAACTGGCCTTTCCCGATGCCTTCGAAGATGTGCAGTGCGTCGTTGCGGTCTACCCGGTACTTGACGCCCTTGATCGTGACGATCTTGCCTGCGAAGGAACGCTCAACAGAGTGGGTGAAATCGTCGCCGTGCTTCTCGATCTCCGTGGCGGTGCTCTTGGAGACCTTCTCGCCCCACTTTTTACCGATCTTGTCGAGATCGGCGGTGGCTCCCTCGCCAGCCTCGTTAAGGGCTCGGCGGATTTCGGGTTCGACGTCACCAGTGCGGGCGTGGACGCTGACATACAGCGAACCGATGCTCCCACCCGGCGCAGTCACTACTCACCCCACCTTGCTATGAGTTGTGGGCTAAGTGATGCGCCACTGGATGAATCGTACTATCCAGCCATAAGCGAGGTAAACGAATCGGAAGACATTTCCATCGTCTCAATGGACTGCCGTGCGGCCACCTCGGGTGGAGGTATCTCAATCTGGGTGGAGAACATGGTCCACTTGTCCTCATCCAGGTACTTGAAGATCGTCATCCAGAGCATGTCCAGCCACGCGGCGAAGGACACGCGGGTGGCGTCCACACCACGCAGCATCATGTCCGCCCCGAGGATGCCCCACTTGGTCTCGGCCACGTTGACCATGCGAAGGGTCACCCACCAGGGCCTGCCGGAAACGGCCTCGATCAGGTCCAGGGTGGCTTCGTCCACTTCCTCAGCAGTTACTGTCTCCTGAGCCAGGCAGTCCTCCACGAACTCCCGGTCCTCCTCGTCGCACAGACCGGGGAAGATCAGGAACAGTTCGATGGGACCCATGAGCAGTTCCAACCAGTCCGCTGCCGGACGTGCAGGGACCCGGACCCACTCCCTGGCCACCTCGATCTCAGTGTCGAAGGGACGCAGGGAGGCGACCGCGTTGGTTACCTGCTCAGGTACGGACTGCTTACCGCTTCCGGGCTGCACGGCGTACCGGAGCCTTCGGAGCTTCCTCCGCTTCGGGGGAGACCAGATGGAGAAGCTCGGGGAACTCCACCTTGCCCATGGAGACCAGCTTCATCAGGAACTCCAGGTCGTCCGGGTCCTCAATGGATGACTCCACGATGTCGAGGATGGTGGCGACACCCTTCATGCGCCGCTCCGTGTCGATCTTGTTGGACCGGAGCACGGAACCCTCGCGCATGATGAGCATGATCTGGGTCTCGTTAAGCTTCCGGATAGCGATCTCGCGACCACCGACTACAGCCATGTCACTCCTCGTAAATGATCGTGGTGAACCTGTGGCGGCGGCCAACGATCCGGGCAGGCCCACTCAGGAAGTGCTTGCCCGGATAGCCAGGGTGAGACACGTACATAAATTTCACCTCATGGCCGACCTTCCGCCAAAAGAACCGTAGCGGATAACCATGCCCCCTGGGGGTAATGATGTGTGGCGCTGCCCCGCCGTGGGCGATGTGGGCGTACCAAGTACCCGCCCGAACTTCACCACGCACCGTGCTGCCGGTAACCCACAACCTCCGGTTAATCGAGTTGGCGGTGCGGCCAGTGGAGTACGGGCCACGAGCCTCCAGCTTCGCCAGAACCTCGATCTCCTTGAGAACAGAGTCGACCCGTTTGCTGGCTGCGCGCACGGAGAAGTTGCGGATGTCCAGCTTGTTCAACCGGACCTCGACGCGGTCAGCCATGACTAAATGGTAAAACAGTCGCAGTTCGGGATCTGCACGTTGATGGTCACATTCCGCTCCACGCAGCCGCCCTGAAGCTGGATCTGGCTTTGTGTCCCGATAACCGCTGACATGCCCCAGAAGATCCCTGGGGTATCGGAGTCCGCTACGATCCGCTGTCGCAGGCAGCAGGAAGCGGCACGCATCGCCTGCGAGTCGTGGGTTTGCTGGATCGAGGCGGCGGTCCAGTCGGCGCAGTTCGGCATCGCGTTGTGGTGCTGCACCGGGATGCAGCGGATGAGCCCCATCCGGATCTGCACCGCCCACGCAGGTGGTGAGCAGGCACCGTAGTTGGACTGGTTCACCACATCCGGCTCCGGGAAGCCTGTCCACGACGGGAACACGTCCCCGAACGACACGTACGCGAGACCCTCGCAGCACAGGTCGGTGTACCAGTCGGCGTCGTGAGCCACCTGCAAGTCCAGGCGGCGGCAGAAGTTCTCTGGCGGGTTCGGGTTACCGGTCACCGCCGTGGTGAGGCACAGCATGGCCCAGTCAAGGAGGGTGTTGACCTGAATGTCAGCCATGGCTACGCCTGAGTGACGATGCGAGCCACCGGATCATCTGGCGAAGCGATCTTCATCTTCGACTTGAGTCCGTACGGATTGAACATCGCGATCACCTGGTCCACCTCGGTGATGCCGGTCCAGCCTTTACCGAGGACCGTGTCCACGTCAACCATGGAGATCGTGACGCCCTGACGGACGATCGACTGGACCCGCTGCGGAAGCTTGCAGGGCAGCCCCTGGCACGACTTGATCCATTCGCAGGCCAACTGTCCCGCTGCCCGCTCCAGGATCGACGGCACCGCCAGGCCCTTGAAGTAGGTCACCTGGAACGTGTTCTCGCCGCCGTTGTCGATGCTGAAGTTCTGGCAGTCCGGCCAGCAGTCCCCATCGGTACGAACCAGCCAGTGCCCGTCGTCGACCCGCCACGAGTCAGAGTCGATAACAACCCCGTCCACGCTGACCCCGGTGACCGGGATAGAGGCGACCGGGCCTGGAAGCCACACCTGGCATTCGGGGGCGCAGGTGCAGCAGCCCAGCGAACCGGTGCCGCACCAGCAGTTGCGCCACTCCCCGTTGAAGATGTACGGGATGAAGAACCCGTCAGCCCAGTACCAGCCCTGTGCGCACTGGGTGCATTGGCGACCGCAGGGGCGGACAGTCCGTTCACACAAACCGTACCGGCGTCCTGTTGCCGCCCAGATGACGAAAGCACCGTACTCGGCGGCAGCCTGCTGAAGTTCGACGTCTGCTGCGTCCCAGATGTCGTCGCAGCACTCTCCGGTGACTGACCAGTTGCACGGAAGAGAGGGAGCCGGTGTAGTAAAAACGTCTACCACGACCCCCTCCTCCCACTAAGCAACCTATTGGCCGTTGTCGTGATCTTACGTGGCGCTGAACAGTGCGGTGCAGCCACACGCTGCCGTTGGCGGAGCGGCACGGGTGATGAACATCCGAGAATGCTGGTCCGACAGGATCGGTGTGAGCAACTTGATCGGCGTATCCAGCGTGCCCGTGTTATCGGACAGGTCCACGAAGTACGGACCCTGCCCCCACAGTGAGCCGCTGGAGGTGCGAGCGTTGACCACGAAGCTGACCGTGTCGTTCTGGTAGGTGATGTCGCCGATGGTGCCCTCCACCACACGCGGGTACAGCACGTAGCCATACTCGGTGCCACCAGTGCAGGAGACCCCCTGGTTGGCCAGTCGGGTCCAGCCCTCGAACGCGAAGTACGAAGAGGCCGCAGCGTTCTGGTCCTCGTTGTAACCGGTCTTCTTCGCCGCAGCGGAGTCGTCGGCCACCGTCGAGTTGGCGGTCATCAGGTTGACCAACTCCGGGTCCACGTTGCAGAACGTGAGCACCAAGTTGATCCACTTCAGGATGGGTGCGTTGGTCTCCCGAACACAGAAGAGGCCGTCACCGTTCTTGACGAAGAACTCCTGCCGGTCCTCGTACTCCTTCGTGGCCGCAACGGAGATGATCCCGTCCGAGACCACGGTGGAGCAGGTGCCCGTCACAGCCTGACCACAAGAGTTCAGCTTCGTGATGCGCACCCGTGGGAGCTTGAAGGGGGTGAAGCACACAGAGGTCATGGCTACGACTCCTGGGTCTTACGGGGACGCCCGACCTTCTTAGGAGCAGGCTTCTCCGATTCGGTTGAATAGGTTTCAACCCAGAGGTTGAAGACCTCGTCAGAGATGACGAGGCCCAGCCCAGGCCCATCAGTAGTGGTGGCGATCAGGCGGGGGTCCCCCACCAGTTCCTCCAACTGCTGGTAGACCTGGGCGAAGTTCTCACCTGGATACAGGACCGCCATTACACGCTCCCTGCTGTCTGGCAATTTCGTGTGACCGGGACAGCCCAGACACCACACTCCACAGCCACCGCGTACATCCGCTGGGCCACCAGGAACACCGTGTTGGTGGTCTTGTCCACGACCTCGCTGACCGGCGGCACCCAGATGTCTGGCTCCTGCCAGACCACCACGCGACCAGACGCGTACATGTACTCCACCTCGGTGGAGACCGCCTGCCCGGTGGGGCCGATGCCGGAGTAGCCCTGACCGAACACCACAGGGGTGCCCAGGTAGGTCTGCTTCTGCCGTCCACGCTCGTAGGTCTGGTGGGACGCAGCGAAGTGCGCCGCCATACCGGGGCGGGCGTGGATGATGCCACCGAACACGCCGTTGTCGGCGAGTGTCTGCTCCAGCATCTCGATTGCCTCAGTGACGCAACCGGCTGCTGGAAGGTTGATGGCGCTGGCGAACAGGCCGGTGATGTTGCCGTCCGTGGCGGAGGTCTGACCCTGCCACAGCCGACGTTCAACAGCAGTCTGGGCGCGTAGTTCGTTGCGGAGACGAACCCGTGCGGCCTGCTCCTCGAACGAGTAGCCGATCGTGGAGCACTGCCAGGACGTGTACACCGCGAACGGTGCGCCCGAAACCGCTGCCTCGATGCCCGAGAAGGACACCGTGCCAGTGATCGGAGGGCAGTTCACCATCCGCATGAACACGTCATCTTCGCAGTCGTTCGGAACGTAGATGACGCCACCGGCCATCGCTTCCGTTACCGGAAACGGCCGGGGTCCTACAGCAACGTCGAACAGTCCGTACGGCCGCAGCGGAGGCGGGATCGTATCGTCCAGGTACGGCGGCGCAAGTGCGGCCACTTGGTCACCTCCCGTTAGTGGCCGGTGGGGGCCGGTTGCCCGGCCCCCGATGGCTTACTTACGGGCAAGTGGTGGTCGCTGCGATGGTGGTCTTACCGCTCGGGCAGACCGGCACCGTGTAGATCCGGGAGACCGGGCACATCCGGATCATTGCCCAGCCCGTTTCAGTGAACAGGTGGGTGACCTGGTTGGTGGCCAGCTTCGTCGAGTCGTACACCGAGTTCAGCGTGATCACGTCGTTCACCGCGCGCACCCAGGTACCAGCCGGGTAGACGATGAACTGGACCAGCCGGTTGAACATCGTGACTGGGGTGTCGGCACCCATACCGGTGGCGGACACGTTGGCGAACGCGTCCTGCCAGTCGTAGAGGAACTGAACCCGAGCGCCACGAGTAGCGAACGCCGAGGTGATCGCGGAGTCGGCCAGCGCAAGCTGGTCGTTGTCCATGCCGGTCCGACGAATCCAGTCAGCCCGCATGTCCGCCAAGATCCAGTACGGCAGGAGCACCTCAAGGGTGGCCGACCGCATCAGCCGCAGGCGGTACTTGATGTCCACGATCGCCAGTTCCACCGCCGACAGCAGGGTACTGGTGGTCGAACCGTCCGACAGGAACGGCTGGACACCGGTCAGGTCAACCGCAGTGGAGCCGGTCGCGATGGCCGAGATCTGCTCGCGGTTGATCTGGTGCGCGGAGGCAGCCAGAGCGCCACGCGTGAACGTGGCCGTGGCCTCCGGGTACGCCCGGTTCGCCAGGATGTTACCGGTCAGGCAGAGACCAGTGACGCCGAGCCGGTTGTCCGTGAACGACGGGCACGGGATCTCCAGGCAGGTCTTCGATGTACCCGACGCGACCTGCGCCTCAGTCAGGTTGAAGAAGCCGGTGCCCGAACCGAAGATCGAGTCGAACTCGAAGCCGGTGTTGGAGCGGATACCACCACGCCGTGCCTGGACCTCGGGAGCGTCCAGGAGACCGTCCGTGGTGATCTGGAGGCAGATGTCGTAGTCCGTCTCGGACGGGGCACACCAGCCAGCAGCCGCAACCAGCGCGTCTGGCTTGCCGGAGTCCTGAAGCTCCTTCTGCCGCAGCAGCACGGAGTTGATCAGGGAGCCACCCGGAAGGCGGGTCTCGTCGATCGCGTGGTTCAGGACTGCGTAGTCGCCCCAGTCGTCCCCGTTGCACGAGAACTCCTCCGGGTACTCGCGCCGCAGGACTGCGACCGGGTAGTGAACCTCGCCCTGGCCGCTGCCGCCCTTGATCGAGGCGAAGCCAGCGGAGCGGTCGTTGAACGCCTTGGCCACATCCACCATGTCGGTGAACTGGGAGCCAGCCTCGTGGTTCGGCACACCCGCAGCCGCCACCAGAGTGGAGTAGATCGGGCGCTCAACCTTGGTGTTCACCGGAACACCGCGCTGGTCGAGGATGTCGTTCAGGGTGACGTGGACCTCAGTCGCCGAGGACGTGGTCTTCGTGGACGTGGAGGCAACTACGGCCGGAACCGGGGCCTCTTCGCCGCCCTCGTCACCAGCGTCGCCGTCGCCGTCGCCCTCGTCGCCGTCCGGCTGCGTGCCGATGGCGGAGAATTCGGCGGCCCGGCGCTCACGAGACGAGATCTCGGTCGGGATCGTCATGGAGAAGAACGCGTGCAGGCCACGCAGTTCCTCAAGCTCGTCGTCGGTGACGGTGTCACCGTTCACGGAAGCGTAGAGAGTGTCGTACTCAACCTTGGCCGCAGCAGCCTTCGCCTTGAGCGCGCCGACCGTGAGTTCGCCCAGGTTGGTGGGAATCTCAAAGGACATTTCAGGCACCTTCGTAGAGAAGTTAGTCGTCTACTCGGCGCGGCCCTTAGCTCTGCCACCGTGACACGGTCACTGACCTGGCTGTCAATCTTGGATAGTAAACGCAGAAAGCCCCAGATGTCTACTCTGGGGCTTCTGCGCTAAGACTTCTTTTTCACGATGTAGCCGCCGCCGTTCTCCTGAACGGTCATCTCGGCAGCGGCTTTTCCTTTAACGGTGACGATCTTCCCATTGGGGAGTCGAACCTCGAACTCCGCGATGTCGTCAGCGTTGCTGCCGCCGCAGGCGCATCCCATGGCTAACTCCTCATGTGGGGCGGGTACAGAGATTTGCGATCGGTTCTCAGGATTGTCTCAAGATTCTTGATGGCGTCCATAACCATCCGGTCGATCTCGAACTTTCCTTCCTCGCTCTCGTGCCGGTTGTTGAGCAGGTTGCGACGAAGCTCCTCAAGGAACCGTGTCGGGGTCAGGCGACCCTTGCTCCACTCGTCCATGAGCGTGGCAAGCCTGGTCAACTCGTTGCTGTCAGGGTGACCGATACGGTCCTTGCGGGCCAACGGCACCGTTGACAGGTCCTTCATCAACTTGTGGATCGGTGTCGGAGTTCCTTCCGGAAGGTCCGGCAACTTCACCTCTGGAGTGTCCATGTCCTTCAGGGCACGGTCCAGAGCAACTCGAACGGGGGCGCTGGCGGACATCTTGTCCCGCACCGCCTGGACGCGGGAGATCAGTTCCTTCTGGGTGATCTTGCCCCGCATGGCGTCCGTGGCCAACCGGCCGATCACGTTAGTGACGTTGTCGTTTTCGCCGGGAACCTCCAGGTGACCCTCGTTGCCGAGGGTGGCCAGAGCCCGGCCGAGGTGACCGTCACCGTGGAATTCGATCTCCCCGCTACCGGTGCCCCAGTTATTGGGCAGGATCGGCTTCGTTGACACCTGCAAGTTGCCTGGGGTGCGTGCCCCGGTGATCCGGCGAAGTTCGCTGCCCGTGTCACTGGGCCGCGACACTGCCGCCGAGTCGAGGCGACGGCCGGTAGTCCAGTGAACCAGGTCCGCGAGGATCGCAGCCTTGTTGCCACGCACTGCGATGTTGAGCGAGTCGGCCAGAACCTTCAACTGGGGCACGGTCAGCTTCTCGTCAGCCAGAATCTGGTTGGCTTCCTCGCGGGACTGGGCTGCCTTCAGACGGCCACCGATGTCCGCGTACCGCTCCGGCGTTCCTGGCAGTGTGGGTGCCTTACCGCTGGCCTGACGTACCGCCTTCGGTGTTTCGGGTGCGTCATCCGGGGCCTTGGACACCGAGACATCCAAGATGCGTGGCTTGCTGCCGGGGCCTGTGTCCCCGGTGATGTCGAACTTCAGGCCGCGCTCCAGCAGAACTTCGTCCTGATCTTCGTCGGCAAGGTGAATGCCCTTGGTCCCCTTCGGCACGTGCAGCCGGGCAAGGACACCATCCCTGGGGCCGGATTCGGCGAACCGCTCGGAGACGGCACGGTCCGGTGAGGTGGACGCGAAGCCCTTGTCGTTGAACGAAGTGCCCTTCAGGCTCCCCTTCAACTGCTCCGGGGTGAAGATGGCTGAGGCGTCCTGAATACCGCGCCACAGGTCCAGATCCTGTCCCAGTGGGGACTGGTCCATCGCCTCGTCGATGTCACGGATGAAAGCCTGCTCCTCTGGTCCTGGTGTCCGCAGCCGCCACGGGGAGGCCGAACCTTCCTCAGCCATGTAGTCGTTGAGGGTCTGGGCGATCCGGTTCCGCTTCGCCTCGGGCCAGTTGTTGCCGCTCTTGAAGTCCAGGCGAGCGCCCAGTTCCCGCTTGAGCGGGTTCTGCTTCGATTCGGCTGGGTTGAGGGTGAACAGTTCCACCCGACCGTTGACACCCGGCGGAGTTTCGGGCCGCTTGAAGGTCCGCTCCCATTCGATGTGAGCAACCAGGTCGTCTTTGGTTTTCAGCGACTTGGGCACGTGAATGCCTTCGCTGTCGGCAATCTCCCGAAGCTGAGGAACTGACGCCTTGTTGAGATCTGTGGGCACGCTGGGCTTGGCCTTGCCTGCCTTGATCTCGTCTTCAAGATCCCGGACAGACATCTTGCGGCGGGTCTCGTTGGCGTTCACCCCGTTGGAGATGATCGCTCTGATCTCCTCGATGTTGCCGGTGTGCGCCGACTCCTCCAGCTTGTCCCACTCCGGGTCCGGCACTGTGGATTCGCGACGGGCCTCGGCAATGTCAGCAACCAGGTTGTTCTGAAGGACGCCCTTGTCATGACCGGAGACGATGTAGTCGCGATCGACGGTCTTGCGGATGCGGTCCCAGCCTGCCTGCCGGGACGTTTCGATGTCGAACCGCTCCAGGGCGGTCCACTCCGATTCGTCCTTCTCCCGCAGAGTGCTCTTGAACCCGACGATCGCAGGCTTGCCGGTGGCCTCGCTCCACCGGTTCTCCAGAAGGATGGCCTTGCGCCGCTCCTCCTGCCGGGTCTCTTCCCGTGCCTTGATGCGAGCATCGAGGCGGTCTTCGCGATCCATTGCCTTAAGGCGTTCACGGGCACGGACGTTGGCCTGCCGAATTTCACGCTGGGTGGGTACGTGGATCGGCTCCTCGCCACGCTCCTTGGCTACCAGGGCGTCAGCCAGCCAGTCGGTGATCTCCTTCTTCAGTTTCAGGGCACGTGGGATCTGGATCTGGTTCTCTTCCGCGTGACGACGCATCTCCGGGATGGTCATCTGGAGCAGGCCCTTGGTACCTGGTGCGCCTATCCGCTTCGGTGCCTCGGGGGTTTCCGTCTGCGGCTTGCTGACCCAGTACCGGGAGGCACCGCCGCCGATGTCGAAGATCTTCTTGCCGTCCTCGTCGACGAGGGTTTGCCAACCGTTCTCGGTCTTGACCTTCCCGGTGACACCCTCAGTCTTGGCTCCACGCCGGTCGTGACCGTAGAGGGTGACTGTGTCACCGTTCTTGACGCCCAAAGACTTGAGCGTTCCCCACTCAGGTTTACCCTGCGGAGCGTTCGGTGCCTCGGGAGCGTTTACCTGTGGCTTGCCACCGCCACGCCGGTCGAGTTCCTTCTGAGCCAAGCCCCGGATGATTGCCTCAACAACATCTTTCTTGAGGCGGGCACTCTTCGGAACATCAATGCCCTGATCTTCGGCAGCCTTGCGCAGGTTGGCGATAGTGGACTTGTTCAGTTGCGCCCGCGCCTCGTCCAAAGAACTGATCTCTGGAAGACCGGTCTTCTCCGGCTCCGGAATGAGAGCTTGGGGAGCAGCCGGGGCTTCTGGTGCCTTCTCCTCTTTAGGGGGTGCGGGGAGCGCCTTCTTTGCAGACGGCTTCCGGGTGAGTCGTTCACCCAACTCCAGGTTCCGAGCGATGCCCTCGGTTTTCTTGGCCCCCTCGACGTCCTTTTCCCGACCCAAAGTGTCGGCCTTGTATTGCAGGAACGTCTTGCGGGGGTTCTTGTCCCAGTATTCCTTCAGTTCGTCAGAGGCGTACCGGTTGGCGTTAACGTTGGAACCCTGGAACAGGGACTTCGGGTCGATACCTTTGCTGCGTCCTTCGGGGGTAAGCAGGTGTCCACGGGTTTCCCGCTCAGCGTCGAGGTATTGACGGTGAACGTGCTCCTGGTAGAGCCGACGTAGGGTGGTCTCGCGGGATTCGCCAGCACGCCGGGACTGGTCGAGCAGCGCATTGCGCTCCTCAAGGTCCAGTTGCTTGGGGTCTTTCCCGTTAACTTCAGCCCACGCGTCACGGTAGTCGCGTCCCTTCGCGACCAGTGCCTCGATCTTGCGCTCTTTGTCAGCACGCTCCTTGTCCCGGCGGTCGAGTTCGTCACCGAGGCGACGCATCTCCTCTTCGTCGGGGTTGTCCTTACGGATCTCGTCCTGGAACTTCTTCTCCAGGTCGTCGTCGGTCAGCCCTTGGACCCGGTTCTTGGTCTCAAGGTCACGACGGTCGAGTTCGTCCCCGAGTTCCTTGAGCCGGGCCTCGTCAGGGTTGTCCTTCTTGATCTCCGCCTCGAACCGCTGCATCAGCCCCTTGTCGGACAGTTCCTTGGCCGGAATCGAGGGACGTGCCGGTGGCGGTACAGCCTTCTTCGGCTCACTTGAACGTTCAAGTGACTTGCGGATGGTCTCAGTGCGGGCAGCCTCAACCTTCCGGTCGGCCTCCAGCTTGGCTTCCTGCTCCGGAGTCAGCTTGGCCGGTTCAGCCTTGGCCGGGGTTTCGCCACGGGCCTCCCGCTCAGCCCGCATCTCCCTGCGGATCTGCGCCTTGCGATCCCGCTCCTTCTTGGCGATGTCAGCGTCGATCTCTTCGGTGGACTTCTTGGGAGCAGCGGGTGCCTCCTTCTTCCCACCCTTCTCCGGGGCCACCCAGAACGTCTGGTGCGACGGGGCCGAGCGAACGTCGATCTTGTTGCCGCCGTCGTCCTCACCGTGGATGATGGTGCGGGAACGGCCACCCCCAGTGGCGGCGCTCTTGCCGGTGACGGTGATGGCGGTGGCATTCTTGCTCTTGGTCGGCGAGGAACTCCAGGTGCCGTCCTTGTTCTGGGTGACGAGGATGCGCTCGCCAACCTTCACCCGGCCAGCGTTGGTCTTCCCGGCAGCCATGCCAGGGATGAGCCGTTCTGGTGCAGCCTTCTTCGGAGCTTCCGGCTCCGGTGCCTTGGGCTTTTCCGGCTCCGGCTCCTTCTTGGGGGCACGGGGACGGATGACCTGGCCCCGACCATTGAGACGGGGGCGCTCCTTCTTGGGCTCGGCAGCCTTGACTGCCTTGGCCTGGCGGCCTTCCCGGTCGGCTCCCAGGGCGTCACGGATCTGCTGGATACCGTCAACAGCATCGGCGTGCCGGTTGGCCTTGGCGGTGTTGTCGGCGTCCTCAGCGTCGGCCTGAAGGGACTGGTGTTCCTTCTGCAACCGTCCTAGCCGTGCATCAGCCTCTCCAGTAGTGATCTTCTTGAGTCCCAGTTCCCGACTGATCTGGTTAACTTCGGGGCGAGCAGGTCCAACATCGGTGTCTCGGAAGACTGCCTTAAGGCCCGATCCCGCTGCCGGGGCTTCCGCCGCCTTGGCCACTGGTGCAGGTGCTGCTTTCGGGGCGGAAGGTGCCTTAGTTTCGCCACTTGACTCCTTGAACTTCTTGCGTCCAGTGAAGTTGAAGTGTTCGGCGATGAGATCCCGCAACGCTTCGAGCCGCTTCACGTCCTCCGGAAGGGGGCCGGAGTCGGTGCCGTCAGCCTTGTCCGTCTCGATGATCTTCTTGTTCGCCGAGATGGCATTGTCAAGATCGTTAACGGCTTCCTGGGGCGTCTTCTTGCCAGACGCCACACCGTTGTAGCCGTCCATGAACTGCTTGCGCCGGGTGCCAACGGTGGGCACCTTCAGGTCGGCCTTGTCGAACGCCTCACGGAACGTGTTCCGGGCGTCCGTACCTGCCTCTGGGGCTGGGGGAAGTTCGGGGGCAGGCTCCCCTTGAGTGACCGGAGCGGACGGCGATCCGGGAGCCTGCCCACCGCCGCCGACGTTATCAGCTACATGTCCGTCGTTTCGCGGCTCGGGTGCAGGACCGGCTGGACGGCCTGGCTTCCGGCTAAGAGGTGCTCCAAGATCTCCAGTGCCAGGTGCTGCGCCGCCAGGAGCCGCAGGTGCCTGCGGTGCCGCCGCTGGAGCCTCCGGAACTCCTGCCTCGGGGACAGCCTTCCCGATGTCAATCGCTTCAGGTGCCTCGGAGTCCCCAGCCGCCACCGCGTAGACAAAGAAGCCTCCCTTGCCGTCCGGGTTCACTTCGGTGATCCGGAACGGCTGCTCCGGCTCGAAGATCAGTTCACCGTTGGGCTTACTGGTGGACGGAGCGAGCGCCTTCGTCCCCTTCGGCACCGCCATGGTGAACGTGATGTTGCCGTCCTGGTGCGGCAGCGGGCCACCGATGTTGGCAGCCCAAAAGCCCTTGTCCCGGACCAGCTTCCCGGTCAACTCCTCGGCGTTGCCGACGTTGGCTGGGTCCAGGCCGACGATCCCCGGTGGCCCGGTACGGGTAACGATCACGTCGTCGGGGAGCGGCTGCATCAGCCGCCGCATCTCATCGACGGTCTTGTTGGGCTTACCGGCCCTCAGATCCCCGTTGACCTTGGCGTAGTTCTTCAGGAACGAGTCGATGTCCGGCTTGTAGGTCTGCCGGTTCTTGTTGGCGAGGCTACGAACGTAGTTGTTTGCCTCGTCCTGGCTGCTGAAAGTCTTGGGGTTGAAGCGATCCAGGATCGCCATGATCTTGTCAACGACGCCTTCGGCCATCTTCCACGAAGACCGAAACCGCCCATGGCTGTCACGCGGGTGGAGCATCTCCTCCCGCGAACCCCAGGCGCTTCCAACGCCCACACGTCACCCCACTACGCTGCTGTGGGGGTCGGAACCGTCCCCGCACCTGTGTCCTCTACTGCCAGGATCTGACCGTCAGCCTGGCGGGTCAGCATCGCCTGATCTCCGTACAGCGGGTCTTCTCCGGGGTCCACCGGAAGCTGCTCCGCACCGGTTTCCACGGCAAAGTCGTAGAGCATCTTCGCGCGGTGCCACTGGTCCCAGTTGGCGTGGTCCTCCAGGATGGCCCGCATCTCCCAGGCGCGGTCTTCCTGCTCCTGGTCTTCGGTGTAGCCGTGCTCACCCGCGTCGAAGGCGGCCTTCACGTCCTCCACGTCTTCGTCCTCCTCGTAAAAGTCCTGCTCCACTGTTCCTGCGGCTACAAGAGCGAGACGCTCAGTACCGTCCATCGCGAAGACAGGAAACGCAGGGACGTTGACAGCCAGGGCCGCTGTGAGTTCCAGGTTTCCGTCCAGCGCCCGCCAGTCGCCCGAAAGGGGGCTCCGTCGTAGCTTGGCAACTTTGCGCTCGTCGGCTTCCGGGACAACAGCACCCGCGACCCAGATGCCAAACTGATCCTCTCCGGCACGAACCACCGCAACTTCGTCGCCGGTGTGGTCGTAGTGAATGGCCGCCGAACGGTAATTGAGGTTGATCCCAGCGTGACGAGTATCCATGACGATCTTGCCAACTCGGACCGTATCGCCCTCTGCCGTGAAGACCGTACCGAGGTGGAACGGGTCATAGTTCTTTTTGCTATGGGGCGCAAGGACGCACTCCCGCGCGCCGACGTCACGGTGGCATTCGTTCCAGGCAGCGAGGTGGCCAAAGATCCGCCCATCCTTGGTGACAGTTAGCGGGGTCTTCTGACCCAGTTCCGGGTCATCGAACCATGACTTCGGTGGGTACAGGAGACTCATCTCGCCCTTCGCATCCTCAGAGATCTGAATACCGATCTTCTTAGCTGCGGTCATGATCGCAGCACGGACCTTCTTCAGGTCCTCTGGGTTGTACTGGCCCGCGTTCTCCGGCTGGTTGATGTAACCCCAAGCGGCACGTACGTGCCTCTCCGTGTCCAGTGGGTACCGCTTCTTCTTGTCCTGCTGGTAGCCAGGGTCGGCGTACTGAACATCGCCGTATGGCTCTTTTGGTGTGGTCATGGCTGCGGTCACGCCTCCCTGCTCCCGTGCAGCGACATCCGCAGGCTGATCCCACGGTGCCCGGATGGATGAATCATTGAATGCTTTTGCCATTTCAGGATAGATCTCGGAAATAACTCCGCGAAGCTGTCCTTTCTCCTCATCTGGCACGTTTGGTAGGCCACCGTGCGCACCGGAAAGGAGGGCGGCAGCCGCGTAAATGGCGTGATAGATGAGGGTCGGCTTCCCGGAGACGATGTCTCCTACGGGCAGCCGGTAGCTGGTCGGGTCCTGTGGGGATGCCTGCGGGTCCCGGTACATGAACATCTGGTTGAGCAACTTGGGGTCCGGCTGGCCCCCCTGCTGCGCTGCCCACTGCGTGATTCTTTTAACTGCGTCGTCGTTGTCGAATACCGCTTCTCGTGGTGCCAGCGGCAATCCGCGCCAGCCGGACGAATTCACTGCCGCCGTGAGGGCGTAGTCACCGCATCCGCAGTCACCCTCTTCGGCGTACTCGAAGGGCATGTCCTCGTCGTCGTCTGGCCATTCGCCAGCTTCGCCAAGGTCGTAGATCATCACCCCGGTGAACGCGGGGTTCGGCACTAGGGTCGCGCCACCCATGGTGTACTTCGTCATGTGGATGACACCGGTCTCGGGGTTCATCGTGCCAACCACTGGTCCGCCTGGGTCAAGGGAGGGACCAATCACCCCTTGGTTGACAAGGTACCGAGCCTCTGTGACCTCTGGGACTACGGTGGCGTCGAGCCAGTCCCCCCACCCGTAAACGGTGTCGAGGCCCTTCTCGTCCGGGCCCACGGTGCTGCCCAAGATTCGGCCCACCACCACCGAGCCTGCGTGGCCCTGATTGGTGGAGATCTTCCGGAATGACAGCGGTAGCGGCAGAGCGCGTGCGTCAACTGCACCATGCTCGAACATCCGGGACACGTTCGGTTCCGAGGTGGGTCTGCCGATCACGGCCAGCGGCCCGGCCCACATGTCACCCAGTTGCTGCATGTCCAGCAGTGCCTGGGCGGCGGCGGTCAGGGAGTGTTCAGCGGAGCCGTGCCCTGGTGGCCCTCCGGTGGCCTTGGTGTGCAGGATGTTGCACAGACCTTCCGGATTCTTCGGGAACTTGGTGGCCAGCGCCCGTACGCACCGCTTGAAGTCGCCTGGGGTGTTCCACCGGATCTTGGCTGCACCTTTGCCCAGCAACCAGTAGCGCTGGAGTTGGAGCGGCATTCCACGGGCCGGGTTCGGGTCGACCATGGCTACCCTCCATCCACGATTTCGAGGTCACAGCGGCAACCAGCGACTTCGTCTACTGATGCTAGAGGATCACCCGGATAAAGCATCATGTCTAGTCCCACTTGGAACAACCCGGTCAAAGGGAGTGTCTGACCATTAACCGCTCTGTGCGTTGCTCGGACCCGGCTGTCCGCCTCGTCCCGCCATCTCTTCTGGAGCAACTTGCCGGTGACTCTGCTCTGCTCCATACCGGCAGCTAGCGTGCCAGCACCATAGGCACGGGTGGTCTCGGTTATGGCAATCACACGAGCACGGTGTGGCCAGTATTCGGAACCCGTCCATGTCAAGATCCTGTCAACACGTGCAGCCACCTGACTCGTGTCGTCGCCAGCGTTGATCGCGTCCGTCATCTCCGCGAAGATCAAGTCGGCTGTCTCGTCGGGCATCCGGACCAGGAAGTTGCGGGTCTGCGCCAACTGGCTCATCACGAACGCGTGCCGGGACACGGGTGGAACATCGGAAGCCTGGGACCAGGCACGCAAGGAGATTTTGCCCAATTCGGTGAGGATGGTGTCGATCTCCGGCTCCCAGTCCACCTGGTACACCGCTGTCGGATCGGGTTGGCCTTGGTAGGTACGCCACGGTCGCATCACCGCGTCCTTCACCTTGGACAGCCATGACTTCAAGCTTGAAGTAACGACGTCGAGCAGCCCCTGCTCATCGCTATGCCGAGACATCGAGGAGCCCTCGCTCCTGCATCGCCTCCGACAGTGCCTTCGCGTCGTGGGGCTGCCCAGTCAGCAGGCGTTGGGTACAATATCCGTCGAGGGTGTTGCGGAGCGCCATCACGTCGGTCTCCTCGATACCCAAGTGGGCGGAGAGAGTCGACAGATGGTCCCAGGCACCAGCGAGGAGCTTGCCCACGTGTTCTGGGCCGTTCACTGCAATCCGTGTGTGAAGTGCCTCCGGCGGTACATCGTGTGTCGTCGCCCGCTGGGCCCTGGTGAGGAGCCGCTTTCCTGCGACTTCCAATGCACGCAGTGCCACAGCATTTGCCACTACGAAGGTCGTGATTACAGGTGGGACATACGTTGAGGCGACCATTCCAGGACCTTGTACAGGCGGCGGAGCACCTTCGGCGGTTGATCCTTGCGGCAGAGGAGCAGGCCCGGTTGGTTGAATTCCAGTGGGGGGTGCAGGAGGTGGAGGGGGTCCCGCTCCCGGAGTACCCGCTGCGGGGGCTACCTGCGCGTCTGGAGGCAGAACGTCGTCTGAGTAGCCTGCTACTTTTCGGATTGCTGGGCTTTGCAGAAGGTTTGGATCGCGAAGCATCAGTTCCCGAGTGAACCGCATCAGGTCCTCGTCCTCGGACGGGGCCTCGGAGTCCTTGTAGTCACCGGCCATGCGGACAGCCTCAGCGGACACAAGCCCCTTCTCGAACATGTTCAGGGTGTCCTTGAGACGCTCCGGCCGCACCGTCAGTGGCGCGGTGTCGTACCAGAAGATGAACCGGCTCTCGTCCTCCTTCAGGTGCTTCAGAGCGGGCTGAAGGTAGGCCGTGGTCAGGGCATCACAGATGCGGGTCATCAGCGGCTCGATGTGAATCTTCACTGCGGACTCTTCGATGTGCCACGCACTCCAGTGGTTGGCTCCCCCGGTTCCGCCGAGCACCTCAGGAGGAAAGTCCATGGCGGTGGCGAAGCGGGCGATGGCTTCCTGGCGTAGTTCCCTAGCCTGCTGGGAAAGCTCCGACGCGAACGGCACCAGAGCGATCTTGCCCAGGGCTTCGGCGGGCATCTCGATGACCACCGGCATGGCACCAGCAGCGGTGCCTTCACCCTTCAGGCTGTACGAGCCGACCCGCATCAGGTGCGCGGTCAGCCCCTCTGCTCCGGTGACCTCTTCGTCGTCATCAACGAAACTGGCCTCTTTCGGAATCGGAAGGAGACCCGCCGTGATAAGTCGGGAGTCGATCTGGGCGAAAACAAACCGAGTAAGTCGCTCGATCTCCCACAGCATGGGCATTGCAGCGTGGACAGGCGAATCTGCCCAGATGTGGCGTCGTGGATGAGGGGTCCAAACACGGATGACGATGTCTCCCTCGTCCACTGTCCCCATAGTGCCGTCTGACCACTCATACCTCAGTGTCCCTCGGTACTTTTTGAACTCGGAGCAGGAGACGACGAACCACTGATCTGGATCGTCTTCAGAGCCAGCTTTACCGACAATGTACGCATCACCGGCAACTGTGAGGTTGATGCCCAACATGCGAAGGGCTTCAGCCTTAGCAGGTGGACCACCAAAAAGAGTGTCAGCAAGTGAAGCAATCTTCGGCTTCTTTGTTTCCTGCTGTACACGCCCATTCTTGTCAACCTCGGCAACGTAGATGCGGACCCGCGAACATGCGGACCCTACCCACGATGCGGCGAAGCGCAACTCTCCGATCACGTCGTAGAGCCGCCAGCACTCTTCCTGCCAGGTGTTGTCACCGAACCGGTAGTTGAGCCACGTCTTCTGGCCAGACAGGTTGATCCGGGCGGCGGCAGCAACCAACGACTTAGCCTCGTGTGGAGGCGGCGTCATCTGATTCGTGATGACCTTCCGTCGCCCCAATGCCACAACTACTCCCGATCTAGGATCAAACCTGCCACAAGGGACGAAGCTATGATCGCCGTAACGGACATAACCCATCTATTTGGATAGAGTACCGTCCAAGGCATTACCAGGGCACCGACCCACATACTTGTACACCAGGGGCAGTCGACGAAGTAGGCAGCTAGGGAATCCTCTCCCCACTTCTTCCTGACCCAGACGCGGTAGCTGAGCATCAGTCGATCATCAACCAGGAGCTTGGTCAGTCGCGTGACTGCGAGCAGGCCGAGCACCAGGCTGATCAACAGCATGGCCATACTATAAAGCCTCCTTTTGCGCAAGTGGAAGGTGTCGGTTAGAAACGGTTATCAGGACCGAACTTACTCAGGTCGTAGAAATCCTGCGGAAGGTTGAAACCGGTCGGATCGCCTACCCGCATCTTCTTCTTCTCGCCGCGCATCAGGTAGATCGCCGCATGGACCATGGCGTCCATCCGGTCCGGGGAGTCGCCAGGGGAGACCGGGTCGTACATGACGCACTGGTCCTCCAGTTCGTCCATGTCACCCATGAAGTGGAACGTCCCCTGCTCGCTGCGCATTGCCACCGGCTCGGCCCTGGTCTTCTTGCCGTGCTTGGAGTGGACCGGCTTCATCGGCGGTGACGTGTGCAGAGGGAACATGCCCAGTTCGCAATACTCCCGGTACGCGTCCTGGAGAACCTCGAACAGGAACCGCTTGCCCAGGTTCTCCTCGTACACCAGCACGTCCGCTTCGAATTCAGCGACGGCACGCCACGCCGCTAGGGCCGCTTGTCGCCCCGCGCCCTGGATGGTCCGGTCGGCCAGGACGTAGAAGTGTCCGTCCGACGCACGTGCGACAACCACGATCCCCGTCTGGGCGTCCTCACCAGTGAGGTTGGGGTCCATCCCCACCACCGTCTGGACAAGACGCGCGTCCTCCGGTATCTCGGCAACACGGTTGTTGACGATGTCCATGCGCTTGAAGAGTCCACCGGAGGCAAGCTCCAGGACTTTTCCGTAAAGCTCCTGCTGGCCGATGGCCGTGCCCCGGTACTTCTTCTCCAGCGCTGTAAGAACGAAGCTAGAAAGGTTTGCCGAGTTGTCGAATGTTGATCCACCCATAAGGTGAACCGATCCGTCGTCGGTTCCCACCCACTCCTGGATGATCTTGATGGGCTTCGGTGTGGTGGCAACGAACGCACGGGGATGATCGTTGATGAGATCCGCCCGCAGCGAAGGAAGGATTCCTTCGAACCATGACTCGTAGGGAGTGATCCACTTACAGACTTCGTCCAGTACCGCTCCAGACGCGTTATACCCGCGCCCGACATCAGCGTCATCCGCGCCCTCCGCATAGATCTTCTGGCCATCAGGGAACAGAACCATGGGGCGTGGCGACTGCTTGTACCGGTGAGCGATCTTGCGACGGTCGAGGATACGCAGAACTCCCGCTGGCCCTTCCAGGCAGATGGTACGGGCGTCAGCCAAGGTCTCCGCGATCAGGAGCCACTCCGTGGGAGCGCCGGACCGGTCGTACGGGTGCTTGACAATCTGCTGCACCAGCCACTCGCCAGAGGCACGTGACTTGCCCCAGCCACGGCCAGCCAGCGCCAGCGCTACCAGCCAGTCACCCTCCTCGGGTGGCCGCTGCTCCGGCCGGGACGTGTACCACCACTCGCCTCGGAGCATCTCCTCCAGTACCTCGGGTGGCTGTCGCGAAAGGAACTCACGTCTCTCTTCCTCCGGAAGTGACGCAAGTCGTTGCGCAACGGACAGACCCATAAGGGCATAGTAGATCAAATACCACAGGAGGCAAGGGGGGCTACACTACACGGCATGACATCGGCAACAACAATCATCAGTAGGGGCAGGGACGCCTTCTTCTTCGGCACCCTGATGGAGTACCGGCAGAAGCTGGGCCTGTCCAAGCAGGGACTCGCGGACATCCTTGGCGTGTCCACCAACACCCTGTACCGGTGGGACGGTCCGGGGATGCTGGCCCACATCAACGACCGCAACGCAGCCATCATCGACGAGTTCTGTGCGGCGGCGAACCTGGTGCTCCAGGAGTACCCCGACTTCGCGGAACGGTTCCTGACCGTGGCACGCAGCGCCCAGTGGCGTGGCGTCACCCAGGAGTGGATGTTCGAGCGAATTCGCGAGGGCACCGTCGACGTCTGGGACTTCGGCTTCCTGGGGCTGTTTGTCCAGAGATGAAATGTCGGATCTGTCACACCAGGCTGGACCCGATCCTGGAAAATGACGGTAGCCACCCCTACTGTGAACCAGTCCTGCCCGTACGAGCGGTAGCGGAGCAGCTAGAGATGGCATTCACACCGATCCACCCGGATCAAGATCCGTTCGCGGAGGAGTTGAAGTCCGAACTCCTTGACGTGATCAAGTGGCGCGACGAGCGGAACCCTAGAAGTCACCAAGTCAACATCGGGCCCAGTGAACTGTCCTCGAAGTGCGACAGACGTATCGGCTACCGGCTGGCCGGGATTCCACAGGTCAACACGATCATGGACCCCTGGCCAGCCATCGTCGGTACCGCCGTTCATGACTGGCTGGAGAACGCGTTCGTGGACTGGCTACGAACCTTCTCCAGCAAGGACTGGATCACAGAGCAGCGTCTGCGCCTCTCGGAGGATGTCACCGGCCGCAGTGACCTGTTCCACGTGCCGACCGGCACAGTGATCGACTGGAAGGGCACGAGCCCCGACAAGATGCGCAAGGTCAAGGCGGAAGGCTCCCCGGACAACTACAAGACGCAGATCCAGATCTACGGATGGGGGTACGAGAAGCTTGGCTATCAGGTCAGACGTGTGGCGCTTGCGTATTTTCCCCGCGCTGGGAATATTAAGGATCTTCACGTCGAAACGTTCGGGTATGACCCTACGGTGGGTCCGGCGGCTGTTGCCCGTATACCTCGGATCGCCACTGCGCTACTCGATCGTGACGTTCTCAATCAACCGCACCGCTGGGAGCAAGTGGAGGCTGTACCGAGTCACGACTGCGGGTTCTGCCCGTGGTATAATCCACGGAGATCACCGGAGGAAGGTGCCTCCGATCTAGGGTGTCCAGGAACAAGAAACTGAAACAGGAACGAGGAACGCCATGGCCTTCACGCCACTGTCACAGGGACAGCAACGGCAACAGCAGAGCGACGAAGACAACGACTACCTGAACCCCCGCGACATGATCGGTCACCTGCTCCTGGTGTGGCCGGTCCGGTACGAGAAGGAAACGTTTACCAAGTACGAGCGCACCGATGGCCGTCCGGCCGACGCGGTGTTCTGTGACGTGGTGGACCTGTCCGTCAACGGTGACGACGGTCAGCCCGGCAAGCTGATGCGCGGCTGCAAGTGGACGCAGGGACGTCTCATCCGAGACACGAAGGGTGCCGTGGGTGCCCCCGATCCGATGCTGGTGCAGATGGGCAAGGACGGCGACGCGTTCATCATCGTGGAGCAGTCCATGAACCCGGCGTCGGTGCAGTGGGGTGAGTGGTGGCTTAACGCCCACCCGACTTTCCGCCCCGGCGAGAACCAGCCCCAGTCGATCAAGCAGCAGGAGGCAGCAGCGCCTCCCGGTCCGATCCGTTCTGCGCCGCTGTATCCGGAGATGCCGCAGGAGTCCGCTGGAGTGTGGCCCCCTACATCTGGGCCCCCAGCCACCCCGGCGGCACCACATGTTGAGTCCGCAATGGACAGACTGCGTCGTCAGTCAGGGCTTCCCCCGGCTCCGCCGCCGCCACCCGTTGCGCAGGAGGAAAATCCGCCCTTCTAGCTGACTGGTGTTGATCTCCGGGTAGGGGCACACTGAGAGCCTGTCTCTCCTGAAGGAGATCACCCATGGCATACGTTAAGGCCCCCGTGCAGGGCGGGGGCCTTAACCTGTCAGGAAGGATCAGTTCCTATGATTAGCGTACCACAGGCAGCAGCCCTCTGGCACAACGCAGGTGTCTCCACAATCCCCATTCAAACCAACGGAACTAAGCGACCGGCGATCCGCTGGGCCGACTATCAGGCTCGCATCCCGGAACTCGGAGAGATCGAACGCTGGTGGGGTAACGGCCAGGAGTACGGGCTCGCCGTCATCTGCGGCGCAGTGTCCGGCAACCTGGAGATGACCGAACTCGAAGGCAAGGTGGCCCTCGACTCTGACCTGATGGCGAGACTCCAACGCGAGTTCGAGTTTCAGGGCCTGGAGTGGTTGTGGGAGGGCCTGCGGCAGACCTACTCGGAGTGGACCCCGTCTGGCGGCATCCACCTGATCTACCGGATCTCTGATCACCCGGTGCCCGGCAACGAGAAGGTCGCCCGCCGCCCCGCCACCGAGGAGGAGTTGGCAGAGAACCCACAGGACAAGATCAAGACTCTGGCTGAGACCCGTGGTGAGGGTGGCTACGTGATCGTGGCACCCACCTCGGGTTTCTGTCACCCCTCGGGGGAGTCCTGGAATTTGCTGGGGAACTCTGTGCCAGGCAACGTCCCCACCATCACCTGGGAGGAACGCAATCTGCTCCACGGCGTGCTGAGCACGGTCCTGGATGAGACTATTGAGACTCCGGCCCCATCCTCCTCGTTGGTTGCCACTACCTCCCCAGGTCAACACCACGCTGAGGGGGCCGGTTCACGTCCCGGTGACGAGTGGGCTGAGCGCACCTCGTGGGCCGACATTCTGGAACCGGCTGGCTGGACCTGGTCTCACCGCAGCGGCCGCGAGGACCACTGGACCCGGCCAGGCAAGAGCAAGCGGGACGGCACATCTGCTACTACCAATTATCAGGACACCGACCTGTTGAAGGTGTTCTCGTCCTCCACCGAGTTCGACACGGACGGCACGTACACGAAGTTCGGTGCCTTCGCCACCCTGTACTACAACGGTGACCATCGCGAGGCGGCACGTGGCCTGGCAAGATCTGGTTACGGAACCCCCAGTATTTCTGCGCGCGCAAATAACGAGGAAAACGGCTACATCGAAGAAGATGACTACTTCACTCTGGACGATGTGGGCAACGGGGAGCGGATGGAGCGTCACCGCTCGGTCATGTTCCCCGACCTGGAGATCCGCGACGTACACCGCTGGGTGACCGAGGAGAAGGCAGCCCGCGTCTGGGATGGCACCTGCTGGGTGCAGAACGAGTCGGCCATCTACTGGGAGACCGACGCGATCACCCGCGCGATGATGAACAGCGACGTGGAGGCCATCAGCAAACATGGGGTCCGGTCACGTACCGGCCCGAAGCAGCGGGAGATGGCCAAGGCGTACTACACGCGCAGGGGGAACTCGGTCTCCACGTCTGACTTCGACGCGCAGTCCCGGTACCTGAACCTGGAGAACGGTGTCTACGACCTGAAGACGGGTGAACTTCACGACCACCACCCCGACTTCATGATCACCCGGAAGTTCGGTGCGTGCTATGACGCGAATGCGAAGGCCCCTCAGTGGGAAGCCTTCATGGCAGCAGCCCTTCCCGACGACGAGCTACGTGGATATGTCCAGCGCTGTCTGGGTTACACACTTCTGGGTGACCCGTCAGAAAGGGCCATGTTCATCGTCTATGGCCCATCAGGGACTGGAAAGTCCACATTCCTCGAAACGATCAACCACATCTTCGGCGACTACGGAGACACCGCTCCTGCTGGCACATTCCGGGCGGTTAAGGACGAAAACGCCTCATCGGCCACGCTTGGTCTTCATCAGCTTCGGGGCCGCCGGTTCGTCACCACCTCGGAGACCTCGGAAGGGGTCCAGTGGAACGAGGAACTGATCAAGCGGTACACCGGCCACGACCTGATGCGCACGCGTGGCCTGTTTGAGCGGTTCCAGACCTGGAAGTCCGAAGCGTCCATCTGGCTGGCTACCAACCACGCCCCCCGGTTCAACTCTGACGACCGGGCCATCTGGAACCGGGTGAAGCTGGTGCCGTTCACCACCGTGTTCCTCGGTGAGGGTCAGGTGCGTGGCATGGACGAGATCCTGATCAAGGAAGCCGATGGGATCTTGAACTGGCTGCTGGAGGGTCTCGCCGAGTACCACCGTGCCGGGCTGGCCGAGCCGGGGTGTGTCACCTCCTCCGTCCACGCGCTGCGGGAGCAGGCCGACTCGGTGATCAAGTTCTTGGACGACAAGGTCGCCGAGGGGGCCTTGACCATGGAGCCCACCCAGGCGATGAAGAAGGTTGACCTGTACCAGATGTACATGGGCTGGTGCCGGATGATCGGTGAGCGCGCCGTGGGTGCCAACCGGTTCCTTATCCGTTTGAAGGAGTGCGACCGAGCCATTCAGCTATCCGAGGATGGCCGAATGGTCCAAGGTCTTGGCAAGATGCCCGGCGGGTGGACGACGGGGTTCTAGGGTGGTACAGTTCCTCGCGTAGGTTCCCATCACTAAGAAGGGATTGCATGAGGGAGTATCGAACGGTCAAGATCTCCGACATCAACACCGGAGACAGATTCATCGATCCGGCTGACGTTGAAATTATGGCCCTGATCGCTGACATCAAGACCAACGGTCTCCAGACGCCGATCCTGGTCGACCAGCATCTCAACCTGATCGACGGTCTCCGCCGCATGGAGGCGTTCAAGCCTGGTGACGAGGTTGACGTAGTGGTCACTGACCTTTACGTGGACACCCTCGAAATCATGCTTAAGGACAGAAACAACCCGTTCACGCGGCACTGGACTACCAGGCGACTCTGGGACTTCCACCAGTCCAGCCAGAAGCAGCGTAAGGACAACCATTACAACGCGACCAGGCTGAACCTGAACCACTTCAAGGGCGAAAAGCCACCGAAGATGCCAAAGCTGATTCGGGACGTCCTCCAAACCCGCAAGAAGGTGTCCCTTAGCCGGGACGCGATGGCAACTCTCAGTGGATACACGGGTAGTGCCATCCAGACCGTCACGTACCTGTATTCGCGTGCTCTCGGCCACCATCCGGAACTGGATGAGCAGTCAGTGGCTCTTGCGTCTGACCTGGTCAAGCGTATGGAGCAGGGGTACAATGTTTACAGTGCGAGAGGCGAATGGGACAAGGCACGCGGTGTCCACCAGCCTCGTATCTCATCTGAGTCGGAGCAGCGACAGATTCTGCGCAACGCAGCTATCTCATCTTCGGCCACAGGAAAGATCCTCGCGGATGTTACGGATATCAACGATGACATCACGGTCGAGGAAGCAACAGCCTGGCTTCGCTCATTCGTGCAGGCCAGGGCCGATTTCTTCACCATTTCCAAGAAACTCAAAGAAAGGATCAGGAAAGGCTGATGGCCTATCTTCTGGACAATGCGGCTCTGGACGAGTTGGAGTCCACTATCGAGATCATCGATGTCGAGGATCTCGAAGTTGACCCGGCCATCCAGCGACCGCTCGACAAGAACAAGGTGCGGAGACTGTTCAAGGAGTTCACCGCCGCTGGCGTGGGCACCCTGGCTGTCTCACGGCGCACCAAGCCCGTCAGGAACGCAGTTCTCGACGGACAGCACCGCCTGGAGGTTCTCCGGCTGAAGCTGGCCGAGGGTGGCCCGAAGGCCGTCCGGTGTGAGGTCTTCACCGGCCTGACCACCGAGCAGGAAGCTGCTCTGTTCCTCACCCTGAACAACACCACCAAGCCTCGCGCGGTGGACAAGTTCAAGGTTGCGGTCACCGCTGGTGACCCGACCGCCGTGGCCGTGCAGAAGCTCCTGGAGAGCTACGGCCTCGCCCTGGCCACCTACCCCCGCAACGGCAACATCTCCGCCGTGGACGTGATGCGTCGCATCTACATCAAGTCGGAGAAGCGGGGCTTCGAGCCCAACACCCTCCAGTTGACTCTGCTCACCCTGGAGCGTGCGTGGGGCGGTGCCGAGTACAGCCTGAAGGGCATCATGCTCGACGCCGTGGCCGCCATGTACGACGAGTACGGCGATCACCTGAACGTCTCCGAGTTCATCGAGCGTCTCCGTGACCACAAGCCCCGTGATCTGGTCTTCGACGGCCAGCACCACGCTGCGGTCAAGAAGGTGAAGCCCGCAATGGGTCTCGCGGAGGTTCTAGTGGGGGTCTACAACACCGACTCCCGTGGCCGTCGCCGGGTGGGCAAGGCCCGCCTGTGGGACTGGGGCCGCCGTCGCTGAGCCGACCAAGGAACCCTCTGAGCAGGGGTATCTGGGTTACAATATCCAGGTACCCCTGCTCCCTTTGTGTTCCGAAGGAGGCAGACCCCAGTTGACTAATGTGATCGAGATAAACCGCTGCAACTGTTCAGGGCAGCGTTGCAACCTGACCAAGGACGACCCGCGCCACGGCACTCCCACCGGGTACGGCAACAACCGGTGCCGGTGCCTGGACTGCATCAACGCCTGGAGCGCGTACAGCGTCAAGGCACGGCACGCTCGCCGGTCACGTGGCCTCACCGCCACCGACACCCGGCACGGCACCGACAACGGCTACACGAACTACAACTGCCGGTGCGAGGACTGCAAGGCAGCCCGTGCCGCAACCCGGAAGGCAGCATGAAGCGTTTCTTCCTGGACCGGCTCGAAGACGAGACCGGTGTCAGCGGCAGCGGACTGGTAGCGGAGGGCGTCGAGTTCTGGGACGGCACCGTAGCGATGCGGTGGCGGACCGGGACCTCGTCCACGGCCGTCTACGAGAACATCGGAGATGTGGAAACCATCCACGGGCACAACGGCAAGACCGTCGTCCGGTGGGAAGACTGAAGCCCCAGGTTTCCCTGGGGCTTCAGTGTCAGGCGGCCACGAGAGCCGGGGCACACGCTTCGCACCGTTCCCGGTGCGGGGGTTGAGTGAACATCCGCTTCGACTTCCTGCCGTCCCAGATCATTCCGCCGACCACCATGCCGGTCCACATGTCCGGGTTCAGTGCCGACATCTCCTGGCACTCCCGCAACAGCGGGCAGTGATTAAGGCAAATGTGAGCGGCCAGGGCGTGGGCGCACAGTTTCGTGCAACGCCCCGGATGTTCGAAGACCCACCATTCTGGGTCGTACATCGGATTGGAGCAGGCTGGTTCAGCCCCAGAGGTCATCCTGGAAGCTCCTTCGGTTGTCGGCCAGCACGCTGGGCCGGATAACGGGGGGACGCCGGAACTCAAGGGTGGCCTGCGGTCGCTGGGCCCAGGGGACCAGTGCCGTGGAGGGTTCCTTCTTGAGTGCTAGCGCCCGTTCTACCGCGTTGCACTGCCGAATGGCAATGATGGCCAACGTGCCGAGGACCGTCGAAACGATCCCCAGCACGATGTTGGCCACAGTTACGAAGAACAACACGTTCTCGTACTTGTCCTGGCTCACTTGTTGGCCCAGGCGAAGTACCGGTCGTAGCAGACGTTGCAGACCATCTCGTGAGGCTCATCAACCTCGTCCGGGAAGTTGCGGGCGTACTCTTCAGCCGCCTGCTGCTCGGACACCGAGGAGTTGAACTCCCCCTTGCAGAGGGCGCAGGTGTACCAGCCGAGCGGCTCAGAACTGAGTGTCATAGCCGACCTGCCGCTGCCTGCTTGCCGATGCGGGTCCACCGGTCGTGGATTTCCTGCACCTGCCACGGCTTCAGATACACGTCCACGTTGTCGTAGCAGCGGTGCATCTGAGCCTCTATCTGGCCGTAGTCCTTGTCGCCGCAAAATCCGAGGCAACCGGAACCCCGGTCCGGGTTAGTCATGGGTCCTCCCGTACTCGATTTTGATTGCGTCCCCCCAACGCATTCCGTCGTCCTGGCGTCGCTGAATCTCGTTGAGCCACCAGTCAACCTCCAGGTAGTCCTCGAAGGTCCACTCGTGGTTTTCTGTCAGCAGTTTCAGCATACCGATGGACGTGATGCCTTCGTGGTTGCGAAGGAACTCGTCACTGACTCCGAGCTTGTGCAGAGCCAAGCCCACAATGCAACCGGGCTGCTGCTCGTCTTCGTGCCAGTAGAGGCACGAGCCTCCCATGTCACTGTCGGCGCTGGGAACGCGGTACTGGTAGTCCGCACCGCGCTCCTCCACGCACGCAGCGACAGTGTCCTTCAGTTCTTGAACGGTTACGTGTCGCTTGGTCACTTGTTCTCCTAGCCTGGGAACTGCACGGAGTAGAGGCAGGTGACCTTGGCTCCAGTACCAACCTGAAGCTTCGGCTTGTCCTCCACCCAGTCGGTGTCGATACCGAACCGCTTGATGAAGAAGTGGCACTTGATGTCCACGGTCCGGTTGAACTTCGCGTTGGACTCCGGATAGATCTGGAAGGCTGCAACGATCGCGTTACCTCCCTGCCCGACCGGCTGCGACAGGATCATGGCCCACGGCTTGCCGGGGTAGGTGATGGTCCGGCCACTGTCCCACTGGGTGAGTGGCTTGAAGTCGTCACCGATGAGTGGCTCACCATCACCGTTGACTGCGTTCACCTTGACCCGGATGTGCTCCGTGATGTTGGTTACCGCGTTCTTGGTGGTTTGTGACGCCTCGATTTCGATCTTCATCTGGTTGTCGCCGGGCTCCGGCCGAGCGGCAGTGTTCTGCCCCGGCATCGAACACCCTGCGACGATACTGAGAATTGCCAACGGCACCATGAGCGCCGCTGCTACTCGCTTCACCTAGTTGCTCCAATCTCGCTGATGATGGCGTAAATAAGGACCCCAATCATGGAGAGCCCGAACGCCCAGATAATGAGTCTTCCGAGCATCAGACGGTCACCTTCTCGTCGGACTCCTCCAGGTGGACGGTGCCCTCGTAGATGTAGCCGTGCTGCTCGTAGTCGCACTTCGAGTTGCTGCACTCCACCACGACGGTGGGTACCTTGATGGTCAGCACCGAATACTGGTAGCCGCGTGGGCTTTCCCCGATGACGCGGTGCTTCTTCCAGCCGACCTCCTCGGTCTTGAGGGTGGCCTTCTTGCACTTTGGGCAGTGGGTGGGCATACCTGCCAGCCACTGGTCCTTGTCGGTCACTTCTGCTTCTTTCCCTTCTTGGGTAGGAACCGCAAGGGGTTCATGGTCATCCGGACCTGCCGGTGACCGGGGTAGATGGCGAAACCATCTTCATCTATCCCGAACGTTTGCTCGTCGGTGTGGAAACCGCCGTAGAGGCCGCAGAAGGGACAAGGTCTCACTGCTCCTCCTTCTCGAAGGTGACGTTCACCTTGTAGCCGATCGCCTTCGCGATCCGGATCAACGTCACCAGGGCGTAGTTGGGCATCTTGAACGCTTCCCATTCGGACAGCCCGGACTGGGAGTAGCCGGAGCGCTTGTTCACGACTCCTTGGGTGAGCTTCTCGCCGAGGCGAAGCTTGGTCACCTCGTACACCAACTTGCGCGCCTGCTGGTACTCGGGGGCGTGAAGATCGCGTACTCGCTTACCCATCAAGAACCTCCAGGGTTCCGAGCGCCGTGTTGATGCGCTCCTCATCGGTGTACATGTAGGGGGAAACCAGTTCCTCTGTGGCCTTCACGATCGCGCCCTTCAGAAGATCAACCGTGGCTTCCAGTTCGTAGATCCTTTGCCTCAGCGCCTCCACCAACTCATCTCGGCGTGGTACCGGGGGTGCGGTAGCGGGGGTTGCCTTACGTGGTCGTCGTGCCGTCAATGCGGTCCTCCAGTACCTCGATGTAGCGGAGGAGGATCTGAATGTCCGCCACGCAGGTGTTCGGCTTCACGTGGGCACCGTAGGCGGCGTACTTAGCCGCGATCTCCACGATGTCCTCGGGTAGCGGATCTGGTGGGTAGAACGAGTCACCTCCGTCGTTACGTGCTTGCATCGTCATACCCAGATCCTACCACGGTTCTTCGGATCTTGCCAATAGGAAGTTGTAAGCTGTACCAGGAAGCTGCAAGCTGTACTCCAAAGCTACACGTTGTAGGCCCAATGTGAACCAGA